AAGCTCTCAACAAGTCTAACTTACAACCATTGACAAACCCATCAAGTGAATGTGCATCTAATATAAGATTAGTTGCGGTATCACTAGCAAAAGTTGCTTTGACAGTTACTATGCCACCAGCTGCGGGTGCATTTACTACGGTATCCCTCAAGGTTGTTGTTACAAATGACATTATTTAACTCCTTAAAGTGCTAACATTTCTTTTTCAAAATAATCTAATAATTCTTTCTCAGGAACTTTATATTTTTTTGAAATATCTTTTATTGTCTTTTCAAAACTATTTAGGAAATCTGAAGGTTTAGCATCCATTACTGTAAATATACCGTCCACAGCATCCTTTAACTTTGGAGAAAGTTTCTTATACTGTTTGGATTTTTTATGTTCATCCTTCTCTACTACAGTAGATTTATATACTTCCTCAATCCGTTTCATTTTCCACTTTCATCGTTTTTACAAATGTGCCTGCTATTTCTTTACGGCGAGTTTCAAGAGAATCTCCAATCTTAGCTGAAATTGCGTCTTTAAATTCAGTTTCAGCTGATATATTATCTCCAGTTGCAAGTGCGTCAACTACCTGTCTACTCATTATTTATCTCCCTTTTCTGTCGCTTTTGCCTGTGCAGCAGATTGTGCTGCACTACCTTTTGCTTGTTTCTCAACACCCAACGCCTGTTTAGCTTGAGCTTTTGCAAGGTCATCCATTGGACTGTCACCGTCAAATTTAGCAACATCATCAGCACTAATTGCAACTCCAGTACCATCTTGTGGATACCTTGTAATTCCATCACCAACATCCGGCATATCAATTCCACCGTCCATTGGATCAGTATCAAGTTCTTTAGCAATCTGTTGTCTCATCTCATCAACTGCTGTATCACTCATGCGTAACACATGTTTGAGGACATATTCCTTACTAAAGAATGTTCCAATATAAGATTGAATACTATCTAATGTTTGAATACGGTCATTCAATAACTCTGCTTCTTTTAATTCAGAGAAGTGGCCATCTTTTAAGAAGTCATATTGAATGTGTTCTTTCATCAAGTCCCAATCATCCATTGATATAACACCCTTTAGTAGAAGTTGTGTTTTAAGCATATCTGTAAGAAGTGGAGTGAATTTTTTTCTGATTTTTTGGATAAATTTAGTAAATTTTAATTCATCTCTAGTAATATCTGTAGAACGACCTAGAGCAAAACCACCCTCAGCTTCTAAACGTGTAATAGGTACATTTAGTGATTGGAATAATTTCTTTTTAAAGTATTCTATATCGTCAATCTCTCCTAGATTGGAACCTCCAGCAAGAGTAGTAATTTCTGTCCCTCTACCACCTTCACGACGAGGTAGCCAAAAATCTTCCAACATTGACATATGGTTGCGGTCATCTCGTATCTCTCCTGTGCTTGCATCGTAAACTAACTTGTTACGATAACGATTCATCACATCCTTGAGATATTGTTCTGCCTTCACTTTAGGTAGATTACCAACATCAATATAAAAAATTCTACGTTCTGGAGCTCTTGAAATGCGATAGATAACTACTGCATCTTCAATCATCCTTAATTGGTTAACAGGTTTAATTGCCTTATGTAAATAAGATAGAACCTTGCCACCATTCTGGTCAATAACACCAGATGGGCAATATGCAATTGCATCAGCTGCAATCTTTAGACCTTGGTTTGCACCGCCGTATCCAGCTGAAAAAAGTCCCTTCTCATTGTAGATATAATATTCATTGATTTTTTTAATCATATCAACCCCAGTTTTAGGGTCTTTTTCTTTTTGCACTTCTCTTGCTTTTTTGATTTTTACAGGGTCAATATATCTAAGTTCAACAATACCCTGTCTGGGATGTTTTGCGTCAATAACTTTATGATAGAAGATTCTCCCATCAACATACCACCTACGCAATATGTCAGTTCCCTTTGATTCAAATTCCAAGAGAGATAATATCTTATCAAATTCTTTTCTAATTGTTCTTTTGATTTTATCAGGGTAAGGTAATCTATCGAGTCTAAGTGTAATCGATTGGGATACTTCATCTGTAGTAATTGCTTCATTAACAATATCTTCAATAGCACTATCGCACTCTGGTTGTTGTGCAATATCTCTATATCTACGAATGAGGTCTAGTTCTGTTTTCTCTCGACCATCTGTATCTAAAATTTGGCCAAAGAAACCACCACCAGCGACATCGATAGCGCCGTCATCAGGAGTCGGGGTGGTGAATACTTGTTCACCACCCGTTTCCTTTTTACTTCTGTTAATTGAAAATCCGAAAAGTTCTGCCATAATATGTTATTTCTCCCTACTTCTTTATTTAGTAGGTTTGTAAACTCCATAAACCAGAATTATCGGTCAATTTATATAGTAGCGGTGATAGATGCCGAAACCTCAAAACTAGCTCCCTGTTCTTCAACTGTTGATGATAAGAAATGTTGATATCTAAAAGCAACTTCAAAGGTTTCAAGTTCAGTTGTAGCAGCCGTAGATAGGTCAATCGCTGCTATACTTTCTGGCCAAGCATTGATAAACTTATATTGTTTCAAAATTTTATCATCTCTATCTAACTGAGATACTGTTAAATCAGCACAGTAATCTAAACTTCTAGTGATACCTCTACCAGTAGCAAGATTATTGATTTGATTATTCCATTCTTCCATAGCGTTACGGATTCCAAAATCAGTATCATTTATAAATGTAACAGTCCAAGCATCAGGAAAGTCTCTATCACCAGCAATCCTAATTGTTCTTCCTCTAAATGGAATTTCAATAGGTTCGATTGCCATAGATGGTAATTGAGCAGCTGTTACTAAGAATGAAGTTTTTCGTAAATCCAAAGTAGTATTAATCGCACTAGGCAAAAGTATATCTACTTTAAATTGATTAGCTCTGGCACCGCCACCAATCAGCTGTGCTCTAAATTCGTCAATTGTTCCAAGGGCCATTTTATGTTACCTCCTAAAAATTACCAATTACTTCGTTAAACTCAACACCTGTGCGAACTGCAACAAAGTTAAGAGTAATAAAGTTAATTGAACGGGCTGGTTTAATATAGATGTCAGCGATAAACTCGTTTCGGTCAATGACTTCGCCGGTGTTGTTTGAGCCATCAGCAACAACTTGGAAATCAGTAATACCTCTACGACCCTGCACATCCCTCAAAAATGGTTCGACTAGATTACGGAACTGGGCCCGTGTAAACTCATCGTTGAACTCAAATAGTTGGAATTTAGCAGCAGTAGCAATTGCTTTCTCAAGAACAAGGAACAATCTACGAACGTTAATACGGTCAAATGCACTTGGTTTTGTGAGAGCAGTCTTATCACCAAAGAGAACTACACCTTGGCCTGGGAAGTCAACAACTGGGTTGATCCGAGCCTTATAGAGAATATCTCTTTCTGCTTGTTGTGGATTGTATGCAAGTTTAATTGCACCACGAATATTACCACGATTGTAACCACCAGGCGAGAACCAAGGGTCAGCAACACGGTCTGTGTTTGCACAAAGACCAGCAATATCACCATTCAAAGGAACATAACGATATACATCTGCATACTTATCATACATGTATTTGTATCCACTGTCATAAACCACATAGGAAGATGATGGTAGAGTATCAAAAGAGTTTTTAACATTTACTGTTTGTGTGTTTGAACTTTGAACATTTACAACCGACTGACGAGCAGGGGAAATAAATGCAACAAGGTCTTTACGGAGCTCAGCAAGGTCTGTAATCATTGTACCATGAGTATCAAACTCATCACCAGCTACACCGAATGAACTTGCCGTAACTGTAACGGAAGGACCACCAAGAATAAAGTTAATGTCATGAAGTTCAGCATTTGCAAATAAGTCATATGCAAGTCTCTTTTCACCAAGACTTAGATCATAATCATCTGTTCCACCTGTAAGACCGTCATATGTTGGTGTATCAACAGCTGTGAATGAACCAGCATCTGTATCCAAGATAATATTGTCTTCATCTGTTTCATCAAGGACATTATCACCTTCATCAGAACTACTTGCATCTGTTGCGTTTAAAACAAGAGCGTTTGATGCATCAAGGTCAAGACCCCAATTAGTTCCAGATGAAAGATGATCCATCCAAAAGATGAAATTAGAACGAGTGTAAAGAACTTCAGCATAGTAGTTCGTTCCACCCTGTGCAGTTTTTGCATTTAAGTTCTTTGATAAAGCAGTATATACTTCTAGAACTGAAAGTGTCCGTTGACCAGCAACGTTCTCAGCATAACCAGAAATTTTACCAGTTAAATCATAAACAACAATATGTAATTCATCGGATGCCCCACGGCCTTCTTGGGTTGTCCAAGTAGACGTTCCTGGCGCAGCATCAAAAAGATCGTAGAACTTCCAACGCCGTCTTATCCATGAGTTATCAGGAAGAGAAGCAGCAAGACCTGTTCCATTTGGATTATCCAACTCCCGAATCGTGATAGTATCGTTTGCAGTGCTACGTCCTGTTACTTCATATTCTTTACCAGCATGACCTGTTGCTGGAGTTCCAAAACCACTGTTTGTGAAGAATGAAACAATATCACCAACGTTAATTGTATTACTTGCAAGATCAACATCATCTACTGTTACAGATGTTGCACCCGCTGCAGCTGCGCCATTAACTTGGTTAGCTCCAGCAATATCTTGTGAAAACGCTGTTGCAGTAGCACAAACTGAAACTGCGAGATTATTACCCCAATCACCAGCGGTTCTTGCGGCCCAAGGGCCGACACTACCCTGACCATCTCTATATGAGTTGGTATAATGATCATTATCTCTGATTAAAAGTCCAATCTCTGATGCAGAGTTTAAGAGAGATGACTCAGCACGAACAACTTTAAGTGCGTTTGAATACTGCAAAAAGTTTGCAGCAGTGAAGAAATATTCAAAGTTACTTGAATTTGGTTTACCAAATATAGCAACTAGCTCTGCTTCCGAAGCAATATTAATAACTGAACCAACTGGACCTTTTTCAAAGGAACCAGCAACAGCACCAATATTAGTTTGAATAGCAGGAACAATGTTTGTTAAGTCAATTTCTCTTACATGTACGCCTGGCGACACTAAAAAACCCATTTTCCTTACTCCTTTTTCTGTAGAGAATCCAACTCTACGTTAGAGTTTATTCTTTTCATTACGAATATTTATAAAAAAATGAATCCTAAAACACGTTTTTATATGTTTAGATTCTTATAAAT